CTTCCATCCTGCTGCCGATACAGTATCATCTATATACTTCTTGTTTACATAATCTCCCCATGTCATGTTACTAAGAAGAGTCTTGCTACCGTCTTGACTTCCGGCAGGGGGAGCCGGGATGAGCCCCCCCTTGCCCGACTCCGTTCCTGTTCCAGGAGCGGCCTGCACCACATTCTCAAGTCTGGAATCAACCTCCAGACCTTCGAATTTACTGTTATAACCTACTTCTGCCATTTTTTTTATTTCTTGTTAATTTTATCCAACAATTTCTTGATCTGGTCTACGATGTCCATCACCGCGCCAACCTTGTTTTTTACGTCCTCAACCTTCTGATCAATCTTGGCATCTAAAGCCTTCAAACGACTTTCATTCTTTTTATAAATAAAATAAAGAGCAAGACCGATAATAGATATTGTAAGGATATTAGCTAAAACACATCCAATTATAATTTGTATCATGATAATTGTAAGAATGGATAACGCCATTCATCGCTTTAATTATTTAACTTTACACAAATATATACATTGCACAAGACAAAACAAGATTAAGACTGTAATTCATTAACCCCGTCAGACCAATCACTTGAAGAAAGAACAATATCAAACTCAGGAGAAGGACTTTCATACACAGGGTAAGGATATGTTACATCTTCATCTTTGTTTGATTTTAACATGTTAACGGACTCAAATAACTTATCATAATGTTCAATATGAAGGATAACCTCAGATTTGTCTAAACTCATTCGAGGATCTTGTATCCCCAAAACAAGCTTTTTGTCTTCTGGCATCATATCATATACATCTTTTGGTATTATTATGAACTTCATGCTATTTTGATTTTAATGTTTGTAAATAGTTATATGCTTTGATACAGTCGTCTTTGGAGAGGATTCTTGGATAAATTGCAAGGTTCTTAAAAGCTATTCGATCAAACCTACCACCACTACTCGATACCTCCAATGTACCACCAGAACCAACTACATTACCTGTATTTGCCAGTATTTCATTCCAATTACGATCATAGGCCCTACCATCTGAACATGCAGCATTAATACTTTTAATTCCGTCAAGACTATTTTTTACTGATCCTGAATTAATATAAAGATCAAGTCCAATCATTGTGTTGTAGATATAAAAACTAGACCCTTTTACTAAACCAGTACCACTCTTTTTATTATCAATAAACTTCCAATCCCCAACAATCGTAAAATCCTTACCCATTCCAAAAACTGACGAAACTATCTTATCATCCACCCCATCAGTAACTAGATAGCCTTCGTATTCGGGGATTTGCTCTATAGTAATATCACAGGTTTCTTGTATTTTGGTAAATTCAAACCCATAATAATCGCCTTTGGCGGGAAATTCAAACGCAGGCAAATCGTATATCCCATCTGATGATATAAGAAAATAATTAATAACACCATCAACAAAATACCTATAATTAACAGATTGTCCATCTGTTAAACCTACAACACGAACTTTAATAGAAGGCACAGTAAAAGCAACCTCATTTATATTAGAT